ACCAGACGCTGGTGCTGTTCGGCGGTTCGGTGCCGTTCGCCATTGAGACTTGGCTGTTGCATCCGGTTCGTGTAGGAAGGCCACTGGCCGCATAGGCTATTCGCTGCCAGGAGCAGCATTGGTGACGCTGAGGTATCTCGCTCACCACCGGCGACGGGACACAGGTTGTCTCGGTGCCAATCGGGGAAAGCGCCCAAAGCAGATCGCCCGCAACCACACGGTTAGCGGGCGTCTTCGCATGGAGAAGACCATGGCCCGCGTATCAAGCGTCTCCGTTCCCATGTCGGCCGCCATGGCCAGCCTCACGATCAACGTCCGCATCACCGGCATGAAGGTCGCCCGCGCACGGCTTTGGCTGGGCACGCGGGTCATGATGCTGGCCGCGGTGGTGATCGGGTGTGGGATCGAGTTCGACGCCAAGAGCAAGGGCTGATGGCCTGGCCCACCACCAGCCGTCAGTCGCGCGGCTATGGTGCGGCCCATGACCGGATGCGGGAGCATCTGAAGCGCACCGTTGTCACTTGCGAAGAGTGCGAGCGCCAAGGCCGGGTGCGGCTGGGCTGTCGGGCCGATCATATCGTGCCGCTCGCCAAGGGCGGCACAGGCGCACGGTCCAACTATCAGTGGCTTTGCATCCCATGCCACGACGACAAGACGGCGGCCGAGAAGCTGGCCGAGCAAGGCGTGAAGGCGGGCGTGAACGCGGCTGGCAGGCCGACCGACCCGAACCACCCATGGAACCGGAGATCGCCATGCTGATGATTGAGGCGAAGGCCAGCGCGGGCTGTGATCTGCGTGATAGCATGATCCCCGACATGGTGGCGCTCGCGAAGCGCACCGGCGTGCAGATTGAGGTCCGCGGCAACGACACGGTATTCTGGGCGAACCCCGACGACACGGTGGAGGCGCTGCAAGCGGCCTACGACCGGCTCTACGGGCCCAGCCGCTACGTCGCGACGTGGATCAAGCAGGTGGCGCCGCGCCGGCCTGCCACCGTCACCGCTCCGACAGGCTGACCCACCCCCCTCGAAAACTTTCCAGGGGTCGCCGGCTAGGACCGACACCGACCCTACATGCGCGCTGCGACCAATTTTTGAGGGGGGAGGGTTTCGGCCGTCGCCCACGGAGGTGCCGCCATGGCGGACGTGATCGCGATCGAGGGCGGCGACGGCGTTCCGCCCGAGCCCAACTGGCTCCGCTTCTTCGGCCGCAAGGCGGACCGCGACGCCGCTTCCGACCACTGGAAGCGCGTCGTCAGCGAGATGCGCGGCGCCGAGAAGCTGGCCGTCGTCAACACCCACGCCATTCAGCGGCTGGTCGTCGCCTATGTGCAGTATGACCTCGCGGCGAAGACGGTCCTGAAGATGGGCGCCGTAGTGCCCGCGCCGAAGACCAAGGTGCCCACCTACAATCCGTGGTGGACGGTGCAGGCCAACGCCGCCTCGCAGATCGAGGCGCTAGAGAAGCAGCTCTGCATCACGCCGCGCGATCGGAACAGCGGCGGCAAGGTCGAGAAGAAGGCCCGGCGCACCACCGGCGCCGACCGCTACCTGAAGCCCCGTGCCTAACCGCTTCCTCGGCGAGGCCGATCCCACCACCGCCTGGGCCAGGGCCGCGATCGAGGGGAAGATGTTCACGGCCGGCGAGCTGGTGAAGCACGCGGCCGAGCGCCACCTGCGCGATATCCGCGACGGCGAAAAACGCGGGCTCTACTGGCGGCCGGAGGAAGCCGCCCACGCCCTGGAGTTCCTGCCGTCCGTGTTCCAGGTGACGGATGGGCCAGCCGCCGGTCAGCCGTTCTTCCCCCTGGAATGGCACACGTTCGTCATGGGCTCGCTGTTCGGCTGGCGCACCAACACGAACCGCTGGCGTTTCCGCTCGGGGTGGCTGGAAACGGGCAAAGGCCAGGCGAAGAGCCCGCTCATGGGCGCGATCGGCGTCTACATCATGGGCTGGTGCAGCATCGCACGCGCCCAATGCTACGCGATCGGCGAGGACAAGAAGACGGCCAACGTGCTGTTCCGGGACGCCGCCGCCATGTGCCGCGCGACCATTCCGGACCATGAGCCGGGCGAAAGCCTGGAGGGCCTGGGCGAAGTCGTGATCCGCGGTGAGCTGGAGAACGCCTGGAAGATCGAGCATCCCGACAGCGGTTCTTTCTTCCAGCCCATCGCCAGCGGCGAAAGCCTGTCGGGCCCGAGGCCGAACTATGTGGCCGGCGACGAGATCCACGAGCTGACCGACGAGAACGTGCTTCAGACGTGGAAGCGCGGCATCGACAAGGTGGCCGGCAACGCCCTCATGCTGATGGGCACGAACACGCCGGCCACCACCCAGCACGTCGGCACCTCCTATTCGGAGATGTACCAGCAGATCGCCAAGGGTGAGGCGCGGGACGACACCGCCTTCGCGTTCGTGGCGCGGGTGGACAAAGCCGACCGGGAGACGGTGTTCGAGAACGAGCGGTGCTGGCAAAAGGCCCTGCCGGCGCTGGGTGAGACGTTCCCCATCTCGAACATCCGCGAGACGGTCGCCTCCGCTCTGCTGCGCCCCTCCACCAAGTCGAGCGTGAAGCGCCTCTACTTCGGCATCGACACGGCCGCCGCCGACTTCTGGATTGACGAGGAGAAGTGGGCGGCGGTGCAGGGTCCGGTGGACGAGAAGCAGATGCGGCATCGCTTCTGCCGTCTGTCGCTCGACCTGTCGCAGAAGAACGACCTCACCGCGCTGGGCGCGGCCTGGGAGCCGATCGGCGAAGAGAAGCTGGCGGTGAAGAACTGGTATTGGACGACGAAGGAGGGCCTGAAGGAACGCGCCGAGGCCGACAAGGCCCCCTACGTCGAGTGGGTCGAAAGCGGCCACCTCGTCGCCACGCCCGGCGCCACCATCGACCTGACCTATGTGGCGATGCAGGTGGCGCGGCTGAACGCCGAGCAGAACGTCATCGAGCTGGTGGTGGACCCGGCCTTCATCTCATCCTTCATGGACGCCTGCGCCGAGGTCGGGCTTCTCGTGTGGTTCTACGGCGGCCCCGACAAGCCGGAGGGGCGCGGGCTCAAGATCATCGCCCACGCGCAGGGTCAGAAGGTCATGTTCGAGGACCGGCAGCTCTGTATGCCGCACTCGATCACCAAGACGGAAGACGCGATCCTTGACCAAGAGATCGTGATCGACAACTCCCCGGTGACCTATAGCTGCGCGGCGGGCGCCTACATCGACGCCGATGGACAGGGCAACCGGGCCTTCAACAAGAAGAAGTCGCGCGGCCGCATTGATGGGATGGTGACCACCGCCATGGCGGTCGGCGCCGCCACTGCCGCGAAGAAGCCGAAGAAGAAGTCGGTCTACGCGAGCCGCGGCATCCTGGTCCTTTGAAGGAGGCGTGATGGGCATGTCTCCCGACGACTACCGGCGCGCGTCCGGTTACCGACGTTCGACCGATCACGGGCTGGAGGTCGCCCCCATCGGGCACAACGGCGGTCCGCCGCTCCATGCGGAGTGGGCGACGCAGAACCCGCTCGCCACCGGCTACGTCTTCGAGGACATGAAAGACCCACGGCTGGCCGCCTTTCTGGGCGGCGGCCGGACCAGCGTTGCCGGCATCGCCGTCAGCGAGCCGCTGGCCTATCGCAACTCGACCTTCTTCCGCGCCGTCAACCTGATCGCGTCGGCCATCGGCATGTTGCCGGTCCATCTCATGCGCGAGAAGGCCGGCGGCGATACCGAAGAGGCCAAGGACCACCCGCTATACGGGGTGCTGAAGCGGCGGCCGAACGCCTACCAGACGGCCTTCGAGTTCAAGAGCTACATGCAGTCCACGGCGCTGCTCGACGGCAACGCCTTTGCCTTCGTGGTGCGCGACTACAAGGACCGGATTACCGCCCTGATCCCGCTCAAGCGCGGCACGGTCGAGCCGATCCTGGGCGACGACTTCAACCTGACGTTCCGCTACCAGGCGCCGGGCCGGGGCCGGATTACGCTGAAACCGGAAGAGGTGTTCCACTTCCGCTCGCCGATCAGCATCGACGGCATCAAGGGTCTAGGCCTGCTCGACGTGGCGGTGCAGGCGCTCGGGATTGCCGCGCAGGCGGAGAACGCCGCGGCCCGCACCTTCGCCAGCGGCATGATGGCAGGCGGCGCGCTTCAGACCGACAAGGAGCTTGGGCCGGAAGCGGTGGACCGCCTTCGCCAGCAGTTGGAAGAGCGTTATTCCGGCGCGCAGAACGCCGGCAAGTGGCTGGTGCTGGAAGAGGGCCTCAAGGTCGCCCAGCTCATCGGTTCGCTGAAGGAGCAGCAGAACCTCGAAACCCGGAAGATGCAGGCGGAGGAACTGTCCCGCTTCACCGGCGCGCCCCGCCCGCTGTTGATGTTCGATGAGACGAGCTGGGGCACGGGCATTTCCACGCTCGGCCAGTTCTTCGTCACCTATTGCCTGGGCGCGTGGTTCGTCACCTGGGAGCAGGCGGTGGAACGCTGTCTCGCCCCTGCCGAGCAGGGCATCATCTTTCCGAAGTTCAACGCTGGCGCCCTGCTGCGCGGCAGCCTCGCCGATCAGGCCGCCTTCTTCTCCAAGGCGCTCGGCAACACCGGCGCGTGGATGACCGCCGACGAGGTGCGCGGGAACTTCGACCTCAACAAGATCGACGGCGGCGACAAGCTGCCGGCCGGGGGCAAGGCGCCGCCGTCCGATCCGCCCGCCGACCCCGCCCCGCCGGCCCCCAAGCCGCCGAAGGCGCCCACCGATGGATAAGCCCTCTCCGGCCGCGAAGCCCGCCGCCGTCAAGACGATCGCCGGCAAGCCCGCGCCGGGCACCCCGGCTCCGGCCCGCCCAGCCGGGATGCCCCGCGGCCTCGCCGGGCGCGTGAACGGTCGCGACCGCCCCCACGCCATGCCGGTGCCGGCTGACCGCCGCGTGTCGGCCTTCACCAAGGCCGACGTGCTGGATCGCTGGTCCGAAACCGCTGCGGGCGTGCGCGCGGTCGCCAAGGGCGACAACGTGGTGACGATGTTCGGCGACATCGGCGAGGACTTCTGGACGGGCGAAGGTGTGACCGCGAAGGGCGTCACCGCCCAGCTTCGCGCGATCGGCGACCGGCCGGTGGAGGTGCAGATCAACTCGGGCGGCGGCGACGTGTTCGAGGGCTTCGCCATCTACAACGTCCTGCGCGAGCATCCGCAGGCGGTGACGGTGAAGGTGATGGGCATGGCCGCGTCGGCCGCGTCGGTGATCGCCATGGCGGGTGACGACATCCAGATCGGCGCCGCCGCCTTCCTGATGATCCATAACTGCTGGTGCGGCGCGGTCGGGAACCGGCATGACTTCGCGGAGGTCGCGGCCTTCCTGACGCCGTTCGACGCCGCCATGGCTGGCATCTACGTCGCCGTGTCCGGCCAGAAGCTGGCCGACGTGCAGAAGCTGATGGATGCCGAGACGTTCATGTCGGGGCAGGCCGCGATCGACCGCGGCTTCGCCACCGCCCTGCTGCCGGCAGATCAGGTGACGCGCAGCGACACGGCCAAGGCGTCCGACCGCCAGCGCGCGGCGATCACCGCCATGGAACTGCGGCTGTGCGCTGGCGGCTACACGCGGGCCCAGGCGCGCGAGCATATCTCCAAGATCAAGGGCACGCCCGGCGCTGTCCCTGAAGCCGACACGCCAGGCGCTGGCGGCGACCACGAGCTGACGGCTGAAATGGCCCGACTGCTTGCTTCCTTCCAATCCTGAGCGGGAGTTAACCCCATGAAGCACATGACGAAGGGCGCCCTGCGGGCGTCCGGCGCCGCGGTCGTCCCCACGCCCCGCGCCATCACCGGTTTCGGCATCCGCGCCGAGAACAGCGATCCCAAGGCGATGATCGCCGCGCTCCAGGGCGCGTTCGATCAGTTCAAGGCCAAGAACGACGAGGCCGTGGGCAAGAAGGCCGACGACGCGTTGATCCAGGCCGAGCTGACCAAGATCAACAAGACGATGGGCGACATCGAGGCGGCGCTCGACAAGGCGGCGCTGGAAGCGGCGGCGGCCAAGCTGGCCGGCGGCCGGCAGCGCGACGTGCCGGATGCCGATTATTCCGGCCTGTTCGGCTCCTTCATGCGGGAAGGCACCCGGGAGCAGGAAGACAAGCTCAAGGCCGAGCAGAAGAAGGGCGTGCGCGCCGCTCTGTCGGAAGGATCGCCTGCCGATGGCGGCCTGACGGCGCCGATCGAGTGGGATCGCACCGTCACCGGCCGGCTGAAGCTCATCACGCCGATGCGCGCCGAAGCCACCGTGCAGTCGATCAGCAAGGCGGGTTTCACCAAGCTGTTCACCGATCGCTCGGTCGGCTCGGGCTGGGTGGGTGAGACGGCCAGCCGGCCCGCCACGTCCACGCCGCAGTTCACCTCGCTGGCGTTCACGCCGGGCGAGATCTACGCCAACGCGGCGGCGAGCCAGGATCTGCTGGACGACAGCGAAGTGGACATCGAGAACTGGCTCACCAGCGAGGTCGAGACGGAGTTCAGCCGCCAGGAAGGCATCGCGTTCGTCAACGGCGACGGCGCCAACAAGCCGTTCGGCTTCCTCCAGTATGTCACCGGCGGCGCGCAGGCGGCGCGGCACCCCTGGGGCGACATCAAGCTGTTGAACAGCACCAACGCGAACACCTTCGCGACGGACGGGCTGGTGGACATCATCTACGCCCTGCCGCAGGTCTACACGCCCGGCGCCAAGTTCTTCCTCAACCGGACCAGCCTGCGCGGCATCCGGAAGCTGAAGGATGGCCAGGGCAATTACATCTGGCAACCCGCGTTCGTCGCCGATCAGCCCTCCACCATTCTGGGCTATCCGGTGGTGGACATGCCCGACATGCCGGCTGTGGCGGCCGGCGCCACGCCGCTCGCGTTCGGCAACATGGCGGAAACCTACCTGATTATCGATCGGATCGGCTTCCGCCTGCTGCGCGATCCCTACACCAACAAGCCGTACATCAGCTTCTACTGCACGAAGCGCGTGGGCGGCGGCGTCAAGAACCCCGACGCCATGAAGGTGATGACGATCGCCGCCGCGGCGAACCCCTGATCCGCACCTGACCTCCCCGGGCCGGCCTCGCCGCCGGCCCGGTTCCTCGAAGCGCCGTCGTGCGCGACGCTTCGGTGAGCCCGAAGGAGACCATCATGGCCGAGACTTCCCCCGATCGCCCGACGACGCCGGCAATCGCCGCCGACCTCGACACCTCTGGCCCCGCCGATATCGCGGCGGCCACCACGTTCACGCCGGCCGGTGCGCCCAACCAGGTGACCGAGATCGACGTGGACCACCCGGCGGTGGACGACGACCTCCGGAAGAACACCACCGTCGATATGAACCGTATTGACTTCAACGATCCGGTGAAGACGGGAGCCGAGATCGCGGCCGACATGGCCGCCGCCGCGTCCGCGAAGGCCAAGGCGTAAGCTCGTGGCCGGAGAAGAGCCCATCAGCCGGGATGAGGCGAAGGCCCATCTCAACCTGGGCACCTTCTCCGGCGACGACGATATGATCGACGGCCTGATTACCGACGCGCGCGAGTTCGTGGAGAGTAAGACGGGTCTGGTCCTTGTGCCCCGCGACATCACCGAAACCGCCCGGCAACTCGGCGCCTACATCGACCTGTCGTCTTGGCCGATCACGTCGGTGAACGCGATCCGCTACCCTGGCCCGACCGGGCTGGCGGCCATTCCGCCAGGCGGGTGGATGCAGAGCTTCAAGGCCCGTCCTGTGCGCGTGTTGCCATCCACGGCGGGCTGGGGCGTCGGCGCATACGCCTTCGCTGGCTATGCCTGCCGCCCTGCCACCCTGCCGGTCGAGATCGACATCACCGCCGGCTATACCAGCCCGGATGACGTGCCCCGTCGCGTGAAGCGGGCCATGCTGCTGCTGATCGGCCACTGGTACGGCAACCGCGATGCGGCGGAAGTCGGCCAGCGCGCGGCGGCGGTGGAGTTGCCGATGGGCGTCACCGACCTCCTGCGCGGCCTGAAGGACCAAGTGATCTGATGGGGATCATCCGGCCCGGCGACCTTGATCGCGAAATTACCTTCCAGCGCAAGCAGGCCGCTCCGACGTCCGCACCCGTGCCCGGCGGCCCGACGAACCCGAACTTCATGAAGGCGGGAAAGGAGGCGTGGACCGACGTGGCCACCGTCCGCGCCGAGGTGCAAGAGATGCTGCCGAGCCGGGGCGAGCGGCTGGTGGAGGGCATGTCCATCGCCCAGCGGCCGGCGCGCATCCGCATCTGGTATCGCGACGACATCACCGCTGACATGCGGATCATCTACGGCACCCGCACCATGGAGATCATGGCGGACCCCATCGAGCTTGGCCGGCGCAACGGCTTGGAGCTGATGGCGCAGGACTTCTCCACCGCAGGGAACGCAGCATGAGCGCCAAGATCACCGGCACCCTGTCCGGCTTCCTGACCGACCTTGCGGCCGGGCTCGACCCGAAGGTGGCCCGCGGCGCGGTGCGCGCGGGTGCCGTCGTCATCAAGGATGCGGCGGCCGAGCTATGCCGGTCGGAAGAGGTGCGGGACAGCCTCTCGATCAGCACCCGCTCCGAGCCGGGCGTGGCCACCGCCAAGGTGCAGACGAAGGGGCCGGGCGCCTACATCGCGCCCTGGCTGGAGAACGGCACCGACCCGCACTTCATCAGCGTGGACGACGCGCAGAGCGACGGCCGCACCGTCCGGCGGATCAACAAGCTGACGAAGGAAGGCAGCCTCGTGATCGGCGGCCAGTTCGTCGGTACTACGGTCCACCACCCCGGCGCCACGGCCCACCCGTTCATGCGGCCGGCGGCCGACCAAGAGGCCGATGCCGCGGTGGCTGCCATGAGCGCCTACGTCGCCGAGCGCGTCACCCCGGCCGGGCTCGCCGAACCTGCCGAGCCGCAGGACCCCGACGAATGAGCGGGGTCATGATCGTGGGCGAGCTGATGGCCCGCCCGGCCACCCTGATTGCCGTCGTACCGCTCGTCAGCCAGTTCGGCGGCGGTGTGCCTCAGGGCGCTCCGCTGCCCAACCTGCTCGCCACGCGCGTAAGCAGCACCGACCCGGTGAAGAAGCTGGCCGGCAAGATCGACCGCCTGCGCGAGCGGGTGCAGGTGACGGTTCGCGCCGCCAGCTACGAGGATCAGGTGGCGATCCTGAAGCTGGTGGTGACCAACCTCAACGGCTTCACCGGCACCATCCTGGGCATGGCGGGCGTGTCCGTCACCTATGCCGGGTCCGGCCCCGACTTCCGCGACGATGCCGCATCCCTGTGGATGGGCAGCGAGGACTTCTTCGTCAGCTTTCCGACGAACTGACCCCTGGAGATCGACATGAGCAAGGATGCAGTAGCGCTGCGCGGCTTCCGCGTGGGCGAGAACCCTGGCGACTGGAACGGCGAAGGCGCGGTGATCCGCGGCCTGCCGGACAACCAGTTCACCGACTGGGAAGCGGCCGGGCTCGTGCGCGCGGCGACGGACGCCGACCTGAGCCCGCCCGTGCCGGCCGATCCTGGCGCCCCGCCCCCGGCCATCAGCGACCCCGATCCCGACGTGCCGCCCGCCGGCGACGAGGGCTGACCTCCACCCCGACCCGCAATGCCCGCTGAGCCGGGCTCCATTCCTGGAGACCACCCATGACCTCTTCGACCTCGAACGGCACCACCATTGGCATCACGGCGGGCGTCCCCGCCACCTTCGACGCCGCCGGCTATGGTGCGCTCGCGTTCACCACCATCGGCGGCGTGGAAAGTATCCCCGCCTTCGGCGCCACGTCGTCCGTCAACAGCTTCCAGCCGCTCAACGGCATGACGGAGAAGAACAAGGGGCCGGCCAACGGCGGCTCGATCGCGCTGCCCTATGCCATCGACAAGACGGATGCCGGGCAGACGCTGCTCGCGACCGCCGCCGATCCGGCGAACAACGCCCGCTATTACTTCGTCGTCACCTTCCCGAACGGCGACAAGCGTTTCTTTGGCGGCAAGGTGTTCGGCGCGCCGGAGACGGTCGGCTCCGCCACCAACGTCCTCATGGGCAGCGCGACGATCGAGATCGAGACCAAGACGGTCAAGGTCAACGCCGCCTGATCCACCCCGATCCGGCGCCCGCGACGCCGGCCTTCCTATGCGTCGACCCCGCCCGTCTGTCGCGGGTGGGGCGGGGTCGGCGCACCAACCACCACCCGCGAGGTTCATCATGTTCGACATCACGCAGTTCACCCCCACCGAGACAAGCTTCCTCCACCTGATCGCGCCCGATACCGAAGAGCCGATCATGCTCACGATTGGCGTGGGTGACGCCGAGACCGAGGTGCCGGTGGGCATCACCTTCCACAATCCCGGCAGCACCGCCTACGAGGCCGCCTCCGCCAAGCGCACCAATCGGGCGCTGGTGCGCGGCAAGCGCAAGGTCGAGCTAACCGCCGACCTGCTCCGGGCCGATACCGTCAGCTTCCTGACCGACGTGACGGTCTCCTTTGAGAACCTCGACTATCCGCCCGCCGAGAGCGTGAACGGCGGGAAGCTGTTCGCGGCGCTCTACAGCGATCGGCGTTATGGCTGGGTGGTCGACCAGGCCAACGCGCACCTCGCGGACTGGGGCAATTTCACGAAGAAGTCCGCGGCGAGTTGAAGCTCTACACGCGGCAGGCGGCGTTCTGGAACGCCACCCGCCGCGTGAAGGACGGCAAGGGGCGTGAGACCCGGCATCCGGCGCGCATCGAAGAGTTCAAGGCCATCAAGGCCGAGCCGCCGATGCCGCCCCTGTCCGTGCCGCAGTTCTTCGACATGCTGATGGAGATCGGCCCCGTCGAGCCCGCCGGCATGGGCGAGGCGCCGATCGGGTGGCAAACCATCGCGGCTTGGGCGGACCTCACCGGCGCCCGCGTCTCCCCTTGGCAGGCTCGCCTGCTGCGCGACCTGTCCAAGGCTTACCTGACGGAGCGCGTCGCGGCCGAAGACCCGGTGTGGCCCGCTCCGTGGGTCGACCCCGCCGCCGCCGCCGTCCGGCTGGAACAGGCGGCCAACGAAGCCCGGCTCCGCGCCGTGTTGGACTGAACGAGGGAGGGCGGCATGGGTCAGAAGGTCGCCACCCTTGAGGTCGAATTGGCCATGGCTACCGGCCAAGCGATCGAGGACGTGGTGCGGTTCGGCGGTGCCGTCGACAAGATGACGGCGCAGGCGATCCGCGACGCGGACAAGATCGAGCAGGCGATCCAGGGCGCCACTAACATGAGCGGCGCCACCGCCCAAATGGTGAAGCTGGCCGACGAGACCGCGAAGGCGGCCATATCGTCGGCCCGCGACCTTGGACGCATCGAGCGAGCGGGCGAAGCCCTGGTGGCGCAGCTCGACCGGCAGACGGCCAGCTTCGGCAAGTCCCGGCTGGAGATCCTCGCAGCCCAGGCCGCCACCGCGGCGCTGGCGGCCGAGCAGGCCGGCATGACCGAACTGGCCGAGCGCCTGCGCGCGAAAGAGCAGGAGCTGTGGGACGTTCAGTATCAAGCCGCCCGCCGCCAGCAGCAGGCCGAGCAGGCGCTGGCGGAAGAGCGCGACGCGGAGGCGGCCCGCGCGGCGAAGGCGGCGGAGGTGCAGGCCACGGCCGTGCGCGAAGCGGCGGCTGCCTACCAGATGTTCGAGGCGCGGGTGCGCGCGGGCGTGGTCGCCATGAAGGAGGCGGAGGCCGCCGCCAAAGCGGCGACGATGGAGCGCCAAGCGCAGGAACTGCGGGATGCCGCGTTTGCCTACGGCCAGTTCGAGGCGGCGGCCCGGAAGGGCATCGCGGCCATGAAGGAGGCCGAGGCTGCCGAGCGCGCCGCCAGTGCCGAAAAGCAGGCGCAGGAGCTTCGTGAAGCAGCCTTTGCCTACGGGCAGTTCGAGGCCGCCGCCCGCAAGGGTATGCAGGCCATGCGCGAGGCCGATGCCGCGGCGGAGGCCGAAGCGCGTGAGATCGCGAACCTGCGTGCCCGGCTCGATCCCGCCGGCGCCGCCGCGGCCTCGCTGGCCGCGCAGCTCGCCAAGCTGCGGGACATGGAAGCGCGCGGCGCCATTTCCGCCAAGGAACTGGCAGATGCCGAGCAGTTGCTGACGGCCGAGCATAATGCGTCGGCGGTGGCGGGCGGGAAGAACGCCTTCGCGCTGAAGCAGGTCGGGCTCCAGTTGCCCGACATTTTCCAGGGCCTCGCGACCGGCCAGAAGCCGATGCAGGTGTTCCTGCAACAGGGTGGCCAGATCGTGCAGATCGCGATGCTAGCGGAGGGCGGCATCAAGGGGCTGGCGGTGCAGATCGCGGCACTGGCGGCTCCGCTGCTCCCCGTGATCGTGGCGTTGGGCGCCCTGTTCGGCGCCTTCAAGATTTTCCAGGCGCAGGTGAAGAATGATGGCGACCTGACCCGCTATCGCGACGGGCTGGGCCTCACCCACAAGGAGATGCTCCAACTCAGCGACGGCACGGACAAGGCCGGCGACAAGATCACCCGACTGAGCGGCGTCACTGTCACCTTCGGCGATGTGATGGCCGGGCTCGGCAAGACGATCGCGGACGGCATGAGCGGCGGGGGCGGCTGGAGCAAGTTCGAGGCTATGGCCATCGCCGCGTTCAAGCGGGTGCTGGACGCTTGGAATGTCGTGTCGGCCGGGATCACCGCCGGCATCTACGGCACCTTCGACGCGGCGAAGGTCGCGTGGGGCAGCTTCCCGGCCGTGTTCGGGGACCTGTTCGTGCAGGGCGTGAACGCCGCGATCGGCGCGCTCAACCGGCTGGTGAAGCTCGGCATCGACCAGCTCAACACCGTCATCACGACGGCGAACAAGCTGCCGGGCGTGAACCTGGGCACGATCGCCGCGCCCCAGATCGCCCCCGTCGACAACGCCTATGCCGGCGCGGCTGCGAAGGCCGCCGGGCAGATCAGCACCAGCTACAGCAAGGCGTATGCCGACGCGCGGAAGTCGGACGCGGCGTTCTGGGCGCAGGTGGGCGCGAACGCCCGCCAACACGCGAAGGACCGAATGGATGAGGAGGCGGCCGCCATCAAGGCCGACCGCACCCCCAAGAAGTCACACGAGGACAAGCACGCCGAGACGCTGGCGCGGGAGGCCGCCGCCGAGGAAGCGCAGATCAAGAACCTGGGTCTGCTCGCCGCCGCCTACGATCAGTCCGGCGCGGCCGCGCTGATCGCGGAAGCGCGCGAGAAGGCGGAAAGCAAGGCGATCAAGGATCGGGGCGACATCGAGGCGGAGGTGAGCCGGCAGGTGCGCCTCGCCATCGCGCAGCGCATCGCGGACGCGGCCAAGGCTACCGCCTCCATGAACGATCAGGCCGCGGTGCAGGAGCGGGTGAACGGCATGGTGGAGGCCGGGCTGCTGCCCCAGGCCGCCGCGGCGCAGATGGTGCAGCAGCAGATCGCGCTCCTGCCGCTCCTGGCCGCCCAGCAGGCCGCGCAGCAGATCGGCGACCAGAAGGGGTATGCGGCGGCCACCAAGGCCATTGCCGACCAGACGGCCGCGCAGCAGCGCCTCAACAAGGCCAAGGTGGACGCCGCCTTCGATACCGCCACCAAGGGCGGGGATGATGAACTCGCGCGGCTGCGGCTTGAGATATCGCTGATCGGGCAGTCCGACGCCGCCCGCGTCCACGCCCTCGCCACGCTGAAGGCCACCCAAGACGCGGAGAAGATGCAGCTCGATCCCGTGCGCGCGGCCGAGTACGTCCGCCAGCAGGTCGAGATTGCGGACCAGACGCAGGCGCTGACGGACGGGCAGCGGCGGTGGAACGAGCAGCTCGGCTACACCGCCGACGCCTTCGAAAAGATCAACGAGACGGCCCAGCTTACCGGGCAGGCCCTTTCCGATGCGTTCGGCAAGGGCGGCAAAGCGGCGGGCGACGCGCTCCAGGCTGTCACCGGCTACTATGCCCAGCAGTCGAAGCTCGACAAAGAGCATGACGAGCAGGTGCGGAAGGCGGGCACCAACCAAGCCGAACTCGACAAGGCCAACGCCGACTATCAGCGCCAGTCGACGGACGCCCGCATGTCGAGCCTCATTGGGCTCACCACTGCGGCCAAGGGGTTCTTCAAGGAGAACTCGGCGGGCTACAAGGCGATGGAGACGGCGGAGAAGGCGCTGACCCTCGTGCAGCTCGCCCGCACGGCGGTGGACGTGGCCGGCGGTGCCGCCAAGATGTTCGCGGAACTCGGCCCGTGGGCGTTCCCCGCGGTCGCGGCGATGATCGGCGTGATGGCCAGCCTGGGCTTCTCGGGTGGCGGAAGCGGCGTCAGCACGGCCGATTATACCAAGGGCAATACGGGCACGGGCACCGTCCTGGGCGACACGGATACGCAGAGCGCCAGCATCAAGAACGCGATCTCCGCCCTGAAGGACGTGGACGATGCGACACTGACCGTCTCGCGCGGGATGCTCGCCTCCTTGCAGTCGATCGACAGCAACATTGGCGGTCTCGCGAAGGAACTGGTGAAGGCCGGCGACATCAACGCGGACGCCGGCATCAAGACGGGTACCAGCAGCACTACCCTGTCCGGCATCGTGAAGGCGTCCGTGCCGCTCGTGGGCACCTTCCTGGGCGGCGTCATCCACAAGCTGTTTGGGACCAAGACGACGATCGTGGGCAACGGCCTCTATGGCGCCTCGCAGTCGGTCGGCGACATCATCGACGGTGGTTTCGACGCCTCCTACTATTCGGACGTGGAAAAGAAGAAGAAGTTCTTCGGCGTCACAACCAGCACGAAGCTGTCCACCCAATACTCCGCCGCCGACAGCGGGATTGAGGATCAGTTCACGCTGCTGATTAAGCAGTTCTACGATACGATCGGCCAGGCCGCGGGCCCGCTCGGTCAGTCGCTCGACGCGGTGCAATCGAAGCTCCAAGGCTTCACCGTCGACATCGGCAAGATTGACCTGAAGGGCCTGACGGGCGACCAGATCGAAGAGAAGCTGGAAGCCGTGTTCGGCGCGGCGGCGGACGACATGGCGAACGCCGCGTTCCCCGGCATCGAGAAGTTCCAGAAGGTCGGCGAGGGCGCGTTCGAGACGCTGGTGCGCGTCTCGTCCACCGTCGAGCAGGTCGACGCCGGGTTCCAGAAGCTGGGCGTCACCTCGACCACGATGGGCGTGGACGTGGACATGGCAGTGGCCGGACTGTTCGACAGCGTGAGCGACTTCACCAGTGCGGCCGACACCTACTTCCAGGATTATTACACCAAGGCCGAGCAGGCGACCGCCGGCACCAGCCAGATCGCCCGCGCCATGTCGGCGCTCGGCCTGGCGATGCCCGACACGCTCGACGGCTTCCGTGACCTGGTGCAGGCGCAGGATCTGACGACGGACGCGGGGCAGCAAACTTACGCCACGCTGCTTCAGCTCGCGCCCGCCTTCTACGACCTGAAGACCAACCTCGAAGGGGCGAAGTCGGCGGCGGACATCGTGTCCGAGCAGCAGGACCTTCAGAACAAGCTGTGGGAACTGGTCGGCGACACGGCCGACATCCGGGCGGCCGAGCTGGCGAAGCTCGATCCATCCAACCGAGCGCTTCAAGAACAAATCTACGCGATCACGGACGCGCAGGACGCCGCCAAGGCGGCCAGCGACCTCGCCGATGCGTGGAAGTCCGTGGGGGACAGCATCATGGACGAGATCAACCGTATCCGCGGCCTGAGCGATGCCACCGGCACCGCCAGCTTCGCGCAGCTCCAGGGCCAGTTCAACGCGGCCACGGAGGCGGCGCGGGCGGGCGACCAGACGGCGGCGCAGAACCTGCCCACCCTATCCAAGTCGCTGCTTGACGCGGCCGCCACGGCGGCCACCAGCCGGCAGGAGCTGGACCGGGTGCAGGCCGAGACGGCGGCGAGCCTTCAGGCGACCTATGACGCCATCGCTGTCATGAGCGGGCAGGCGGATGGCACCACCACGGCCTCCACCGCCAGCACGTCGAGCGACGGCTCCAGCACGACCTCCACCACGTCGAGCGGCACGGACCTGCTGTCCGAACTGGTGGCGCTGCGGGCCGAGGTGGCGCAGCTCCGGGCGGACAACAACTCCGGCCATGCGACGACCGCCGCCAACACGGGCAAGACGACCGACATGATCGACAAGGTGACGCGGCCGAACGGCGGCAGCGCCATCACGGTCACGGCGGAAGCGGCGTGAGGGTCATCAACCCCGCCGCCACGAGCGGCGCGGCGGCGGGCGTCAACACGCTCGACGTGCCCTTCGCGGCGGCCGACAACATCGGCGCGGCGGCAGTCCTGGGCGTGTCGGCGGATACGGTGCAGGCGATCGTCACCGTGGGCGGCGCGGTTGTCTACAACCGCATCCAGCCCACAAACGGCTTGCAGATCGTCACGTTCGAGAACCTGCCGGGCGGTGCTGGCGCGCAAGTGACGCTGCGCCTCGCCGGCAGCGCCCCCAGCCTCACGCTGGCGATGATCGGCTATCTCTACTGGCTCGGCGACACGGAAGGCACGCCGACGGTCGGGATCGATGACTACAGCGTCCGCACGACGGACGCCTTCGGCGTCACCACCGTCACGCCCCGCGATTGGTCCCGCACGCTCAGCCTGCGGTTCAAGTCGGACAACGCCCTGGTGGACGCGGTGGGCGGCGCGTTGGCGGCGCTTCGCGCCACGCCCTGCTTGTGGATTGCCGGGGACGGGCTGGACGCGCTGGCGGTCTACGGCCTATACAAGGAATGGAGCCTCGGCCTTCAGCTTGCAGGCACGAGCTACTTCAGCCTGTCGCTCGAAGGCTTCCCTGCCACCGAGCGACCGAGCGCACCGGGCGGTGATCCGGCGCCGGACAGCACGTCCGGCCGCCTTCAGATGGTGCAGCCCGTCACGGTGACGGATGCGGTGCTGGTGGCGAGCAGCCTGCCGGAGAACGACGCGCCGGCTTGGGACGCGAACGGCCACTACGACAAGGGTGCGAGTGTCATCCGCGCCCACCGCATCTACGAGGCGCTCGCCGAGAATGGCGGGATCGACCCGACCACCGATATCGCCAACTGGCTCGACGCGGGCCCGACCAACCGTTGGGCCGCCTTCGACCAGGCGCTGGGCACCGCCAGCACCGCGCAAGGTGCGCTCAGCTTCACGCTGGCGCCGGGGGCGCCGGTCAGCGGCTTGGCAGTGATGGACGCGCGCGCCGCGTCCGTGCGGGTGCAGGCGCCCGGCTACGATCATCAGATGCCGCTCCAGGCGGGCGCCGCTCTCTTCCTCGACCTCGCCACCGGCTTCGCGGACCAGATCACCGTCACCTTGCAGCCCGACGCGAGCGGGGTGGCGGCGGCCGGGACCATCCTCTTCGGCCAGCTTCTCTCCATGGGCGTGATCGAGGACCAGCCCACCGCCGGCATCGCCGATTATAGCGTCCGGACCACGGACGACTTCGGCATCACGACGGTGGTGCCGCGCGCCTGGGCCAAGACGATGCAGGCCAAGACGCTGATCCGCACGGAAGCGGTGGACATGCTGGTGCGCCGGGCCGCCGGTATCCGGGCCACGCCCGTTCTGTGGATCGGGGCCGCGGGCGTCGGCGCCGTCACCATCTACGGCTTCTTCAGTGACTTCTCCGTGGCGCTCGACACGAACGTCAGCGTCTGCTCGCTTACCGTCCAAGGCTTGAGCAGGGCCGCCACCGTCGTGCCGGTCCTCACCTCCGTGTCCTGGCCGGCCGTCACCGACCCCGATGGCACGAAGCCGGAGAACGGCGCCACCGTGGGCGCGCCCGCCGGCACCACCGTCAATGGCGTCCCGGCCGAGCAGGTCACCAAGAACATCAATGACCTCATCACCAAGACGGACGATCTGGTCGCCACCTACGGCACCACCGAGACGGCCGAGCAGGCGAAGAACGCGGCGGAAGCGGCGCAGCTCGCATCGGAGAAGGCGGCCGAGAACTCGGAAGCGTCTGCCACCTCGTCGGACGGCTCCGCCACCGCGTCGGCCGGCTCGGCGTCCGTCGCCGGCTCCAAAGCGGACGCGGCCGGGCAGAGCGCGTCGGCGGCCCACGATAGCGAGGTGAAGGCGCAGGGCTATTCCGATGACGCCTCAACGCAAGCGGGCGTCGCCGAAGGGGCGGCGGCCAGCGCGGGGGCCAGCGCGGGGGCGGCTCAGCACACCCTCACCGTCACCAGCGCGATCGGGCCAGGCGTCCTCAACCAGAACCCTAACTTCGCGACCTACAGCACCTCGCCGGGCGCGCCGGATGCGTGGGACGGCTGGGACTATGGTGGCGGCACGCCCTACCAAGTGCCTGGCCTGAACGGCATCCCGTTCTCCGTCCGCATGGATGCGGGTGGCGATGCCAACTGCGGGATCGAGCAGGCAATCGCGGCGGCGGCCGGTAAATATGTGATCGAGGTCACCGCTGACCTTCTGGCGGGCACCTACGATGGCGCCGGCCTTCTGCTCCAGTGGGGCAATGAGGCGAACGGCAACGTCACTGGCATCGGCCAAGATGGGATCAGTTTCCTGAATGAGGCCGACACGGCCGGTTATGTCGGGAACAACGGCTATCGTCGGTCCTGGTCGCTCTACATCGACACGGGCATCAACGGCTCGATCAACCGCTTCGCCCTCTACGCCATGGCCAATTGGGATGGCTGGGCAACGGCGCGCTCGCCCAAGGTCATCATCTTCCGTACAGCCCGCTTCCGGCCGGCCACGGCGCCCGAGATCGCCGCACAGCGGGCGGACGCGAACGCTTCCACCGCGTTGGCCCAGATCGGGCAGGAAGCATCCACTCGCGCCGACGCGGTGAGCGCGCTCACCCAAGAGGTGGACGAGGCCAAGTCGCGCGTCGGCACGGTCGAAAGCGATATCAGCGACGTTAGAACGACCGCTGCGAATGATCGGCAGACTGCCGCGCAGGCGGTCAGCCAGCTCACCTCTGTCGTCAATGCTGCCCCCAACCTGATCGCCGACGTGACGCAATGGCAGCCGGCGCCCGGCATGGGTCACGCCACGTCTGGCTATTGGGGCGAGATCATCTCGGGTGCGCCGCCGGTCACCGGGTCGGAGCAGCTCCTTGCCACCTCGCCGATCATTCCCTTGGACGGCGGGACGCAATACTGCGTCTCGGCCGATCTGCTCTGCAACGGGTCCGATGGCAGCTATGCCTATGTGGACTTCGTCGCGCTCGACAGCGGTGGAAACGTCGTCACGGACAGCCCGCAGACGGCATCCTACGCTTCGCAGGACTTTTCCGACCAGCGGGCCCGCTCGGTTTTTGCGAACACCGCCGTCACAGCCTCCGGCACCATTCAAGGCTACGCCCGCCTGATCGGCTACGTCCCAAACGGCGGGTCCGCGACCCTGGGTATCCGCAAGCCGAAGCTGGAGCGCGGGAGCGCGCCAACCACCTACACGCAGGAGGGCGGCCTTTCTAAGCTGAGCGCGGGCGTTCAGGTGTTGCAAGGCACCACGATCGACCTCGCCAATCGGATCGGCACCGCCGTCTTCCAAGTATTGACGCAGGCGGGCAACTCGCGCGGGCTGCTGAAGGTGCTGTCCGACGCCTACGGGCTATCGGAGATCGATCTGGTGGCGAACGCCATCCACCTGTTCGGGCTCGACGGCACCACCGCGATCGAGGCCCTGTCCGTCGACGGTTCGGGCAAGGTTACGATCCCCAATTTGGCGGTCGGCCAAATCTTCTATGACAACGTGGTGGTAGACGCCTTCCGCAAGGTGGGCGGTAGCACATGGTCGGGCGCGCTGACCCCCGGTGCCGGACAGTCCCAATCGCCGGACGGGTTCAGCTTCACGCTGCCCGGCATCCGGCCCGGCGGCTGGTTCCTCTGCTCGATCTACATCAACCTGACCGACAACACGAAGAGCAGCAACACCAGCACCTATAATGGCAAGCCGCTCTACACGACGTACATGGCCGACTATACTCTGAAAGTCGGTTTCAAGGACGGCCAAGGCAACTACTACGAGTTGAACCAAGGTCCGAACCTTGTCTTCGTGCAAGACAACAGCACGTCGAACTACGACGCGGTGGTGCAGGCCGTTCTGACGCGCGGCAGTCAGGATACCGGCATCGTGAACGAGGGTGATTACTACGATCACCAGCTTTCCGCGACGCCGACCCTCCATTCCATTTCCATCGCTCCCCTGCGGTGGAGCGCTTTCTGAGGAGAGAACCCATGGCCGATGATGCGAACCCGCCCATGACGGACGATCAATATGACGCGATGAAGGCGCAGGTGGACACCGAAACGGCACGACGGAACGCCGCCGCCGCCGCCGCCCGCGCCGCCAAACTGAAACCGCTGACCGGCTTGGTGGCATCCGACGCTTTCACCGCCATGCGGGCGATGCTCCCGGACGCGATCACGGCCGCACAGGGCGAACCGGCCTTGGTGCAGGTGAACTCGCTTCAGAGCATCCTGTCCAACTTGGCCGCGCTTTATCCGGCTCCGTCCGCACCAGCCGCGAGCGCCTGACCTCTATCCAAGGAGGTCGTCATGTCCTTCACGTCTGCGGGCACCACGCTCGCTATTTCAGCCGGCCTGCCGGCTTCGCTCGATGGGCAAGGTTATCAGGCGCTCGTCTACACTGAGATCGTCGGCGTCGAGAGCATCTCGGCCTTCGGCCCGAACACCGCAACCGCGCCCTTCCAGCCGCTCGCCGGGCTAGCGGAGAAGAACAAGGGCGGGACCAACTATGGCTCGCTTCAGGTGCCGATCGCGGTGGACAAGTCCGATCCCGGCCAGGCGCTACTCTGGGTGGCAGGCGATCCCGTGAATAGGGCCATGTACGCCTTCCTCGTCACATTCACGAACGGGGATCGGCGCTTCTTCCTGGCCAAGGTGTTCGGCGTGCCGGAGACGCCTGGCGCCGCCACGAACAACCTGATGGCCACTGCTTCGATCGAGATCATCACGCCCATCTGGAAGATCAACACGAACGACGGCGTGCTCGACTTCGCTGACCCGCAAGGCCTGGCCACTTCTCTGCTGACCGGCGTCCTCTAACCCCCGGAGACCACCCCCATGCGAATGTCCGTGTTCGTCGCCGCGCTCGCGGCGGCGCTCCTTGTCGTGCCCGCCGCGTCCCAGGTCGCGACCCGCGACGCCAACGGCAACACCCAGAGCTTTTCCACCGTCAAGCTGCCGGACGGCACAATCGCGGCCATGTTCGTGCCGATCACGCCGGTCGCCACGTCGCTGCCGCTTGAGGCCGACGTGACATCGAGCGGCGTGACGGTGGCTTCCACCTGCGCGGTGGGCAACCTCACGGGCCAGCCCTGCGGTGCGGCGAGCTTTGCCAGCGGCGTCGCCACCATGGGGCCGTTCACGCCCATTCTGGGCCGCGATCTCCGCATCATCATCCGTCCGACCGTCGCCGGCACCCTGTGGACCGGCACCGTGGCGATCGGGACCAGCACCGCCGCGAACGCCTGCGCGCCCGGCACCATCAACCCGCTCACCATCGGAGGTTACCAGTGGGGCAGCTACACCGCCAACGCCAACGAGGCAGTGGACACGCCGACCCTGGCGAGCGTCGTCTACTGCGTCACGGCCACGATCACCTCGGGTTCCGCCCGCGTGGCGGTGCGCCAGTGAAGGGCGCGATCATGCGCCTTTGGGGCGCGCTTCTCGTCGCTTTGCTGATCGCCAATCCGGCGTCGGCACAATATGCGCGAGCCAACCAGGCGCTCGGCGCGGCACTTCAGGCCAGGGCAACCTCGTCCAGCAATACGGGCACCATCTCGACCCTCTCGGGTCAGGTGGCTGCGGCGCAGACCGCCGTTGCCCAGGTCCAGACGATCGCGAACACGGGCGTCGGCTATGTCATCCCGACCTGGCAGACGCTCGCCTCGCTGCCTGCGCCGTCCACCGGCCAGTATAGCGGCGCCATCGTCCTCGACACGGACACCGGCACCCACACCGACCCGGTGGTGGGCGGCACGGTCGCGAACGGCGGCATCTACCGCTACTCGGCCTCGCCGGCCGGGTGGCAGAGGGTCGCCAATTCGACGGCGGCGGCAGTTGCCGCCCAGGTTCAGCAGGCGACTGCCGCCGCGGCGGCGGCGGGCAACGCTTCTCTCGGAACGCTGAGCCGCGGGCTGCCCGCGACCCGGAACATCTTCGACGTGTCGCGCGCGACTGTCGGGGTTGCCGTCAAGGCGACCGACGGCACGACGGCCGTCAACTCCGGCTACATCACCAGCGATTTCACTGATATCGACACGACCTGGACGCCCAGTGCCAACCTGTTCGGCACCGGCAGCCCCTACGGCATCGCCTACTACGACGCCGGTCATACCTTCATTTCGGGCGTGACCGCCGCGAGCGGAACGGTCGCTGCCGCCGGCGGCACTACGCTGACCCGACCCGCCAACGCCACCAACGTCCGCTTCACCCTCCAGATGACGGCGGCACAAGCCGCCAACGTCGTGGTGGTGAACGGGGCCACCCTGCCCTCCAGCCCGACGGAGTTTGCTTATCTGGAAGGCCAGAGCGCCCGCGTGATCGGCGCTGCGGCCACCCGACTGCCTCAGCCGCTTCGCTTCGATTACTGGCAGCCGGACGATCTGCTGGCAGGCACCGTCTACGACTTCAACGGCGTGGCGCAGTCGATCACCGGCTACACCGCCATGAACTACTCGGTGCCGGCATCGCCCACGGCGCCGGTGGTGGCCTCGCACGACTTCGTGCCGGGCAACCAGGGCTATGGGTGGCGGTTCGAGGATCGCCAGGGCAACTTCGTGGCCTCCGGCACCATGCTTTCCGCCACGGCCACCTTGACCAACGGCGGCACTCAAATGGTGGTGACGGCCGCGCCCACCCGCGGTCAGATCCTGATCGGTATGCCGCTCGGCGGCGGCAACGCCGCGATGCCGGCCAAGACCTATGTGGTGAGCGGCCCGGCCGCGGGCGGCGTGGGCACCTATGTCCTCAACCAAGCCTACACCGGCACAACCGGCAGCTACACCGTCAACGGCGGCGGGCACCTGGCCAACGTGCCGATCTATCCGCCCGCCCGCACCGCCGCGGCGCGCACTGCGTTCGTGGTGGGCAACGTCCCGTATATCCGGCTCACGGACAAGGCGCTCGGCGTCAATGACACGGCCGTGGGCTGGGCCGACGTGCGGCGCATCCATAAGTGGGCCGGCAAGAACGGAGCCTTCCTCGGCGACAGCATCGAGGCCGATCCGACCGGGGCGAACGGCCGGGTTCTCGGCATCGCAACGGCGCTTCGGGCCAACATCTACCTCAACAATGCTCACTCCGGCAGCCGCTGGTACGAGGTGCTGGACACGGGGCCGGGCACTGGTGTGCGCGCCCTGACGCAGGCCAGCGTGGCGGCGGCCGACTTCCTCCACATCAGCGCCGGCACGAACGACTTCGAGGTGTGGTCGCCCAACACCAGCAACTTCCCGATCCAGAACAGCAGTCCGCTGGGCACGATTAACGACACGCCCGGCATCAGCGCGACCGGCACCTTCTACTCGAACGTGATGGGCGTGCTGGAACAGCTCTACGCCTGGAACCCGATGATGCGGGTGTTCGTCGCAACGCCGCTCCCCCGCTTCGACCATGGTAACACCGGCGACCCGGTGAACGCCTATGGGGCGAAGCTCTCCGACTTTGCCAACGCGCTGATCTCGATCTGCGCGCTGCCGCGGTACAACTGCCAGATTGTCGACAACTTCCGGCGGGCGGGGCTGAACGCCTTCAACCAGTCCACCTACACGATCGCGACCAACGGGGCGTCGCAAGACACCGGCGGCCTCCATCCAGGCGCGAACTTCTACAAGGTCTGGACGCCGCAGGAAGCGGTCGCGCTGGAGGGCCCGTGATGCCCGGCAGCGCTCACTCCCTGTCCTACCATGTGGTGCAGGCGGTGCCGAGCGTGGCGCCGCCGAGCTTCAACGGCAACATGCCGCTGTTCGCCGCCAACCTGTTCGCCATGACGGCCATGTTCTTCCTGGCCCTCATGCTGTTCGGGACGCAGTTCTACCGGGTGGCCAAGGAGTGGCGTTTCTACCGCTTC